TCAGATATTCTTTCTGAAATTCAGCAATATGTTATTTACATCGAATCTTTCTTCAGTATGGGGATTACGGACTCAAGTTCAGTCATACTAAGAGAAATTCAGATTGAAAATGAAACGAGCGTAAGTTCGAATCTTCTTTCAGAAAAAGAATACACAATTATTCTCCCTCCAATTGCACAAGATATTTCAATTGGAGGGCAAGTATTTCAAGAATTTGAAGTTGAAGTCACACTTTCTGGAGATTCAATTCCATCTATTGAAATGCAAATTCTCAGTTCAGAGAATACCAGTGAAATTATTCAGTACATTGTATCATTCGCTGAAGCATTTCCAGCATACGGTATTAAATACGGCGATCTTAAAATTCGTGGTCGAGGCGTTTACGATGAAGACTGGACACTCATACCAATCTCTGCGCTTGCAAACACTCGCTTTGATGAATACTATCAAACATTTACTTCAACTCAACTACCAATTACAGTCATAAGAAGTACAGAGAGTGAAGTAATTACATCAATTGAAATTTCAATATTTAATGTTGAAATGGAAATTGAACTTGATATGTCCGCAACAGTTATAGAACTCCCCGTTTCGTATTTGATTGAATCATTTAATACGTTTGGCAACACAACAATTGAGTCACAAACGAATAAATATCAAGAAATTCAAGGAACAGTTTCGTCAAGTTCTGGTTCGCAGTACAAAGATTTGCTTCTATCAGACTTTGCTGGAGTTACTGTAGGTTCAGTTGGAAGTTCAACTTTCCTCACTTCTTTACCATTAGTTACTGGTAATGGAACTGTTTTCTTGTCGGACTACTTGGTAAGCGATGTTTTTGTTGCAAATAATGAATACTTTACTGTCACAAATCTATTCAGTAACACATCTTTGGTAATTGATCGACCACCAGCATCCACATTTACGGATGTTGTTGCATATAAGATAGTTTAATTAGAATTTTTTTATAAATAAAAGAAACCAAACAGATTTAGGAGAAACTTCATGGGGTCAATCGTAACAAGCAAATTCAGAATTCACAATGCGGAGCAATTTGTTGAAGCATTTAGTGAGGCTGCCAATTCTATCATTTATTTGACAATTGGAAAAAATACTGCATTTCCAAACGATAACAGTCCACCAACTCCAGTCAATTCTACGGCTAATGTCGAGTACACTCCATGGAGAGACATGTACGCGGCTAAAAGAGTAAACTCTGCGGACGTTACTCATGCCGTTCCAAGATATGATTGGGTATCTGGCACAGTATATGATCAGTATGATGATCAAGACACAAATTTACTAGATGACGATTTTTATGTCATGACAGATGATTACAATGTGTACAAATGTTTGTTTAATAATAATGGTGGAGCATCAACAACAAAACCATCAGGAATATCAAACAATCCATTTCAAACTGCCGACTCTTATATTTGGCAGTACATGTACACAATTTCAACTGCAAACGCACTTAAATTTTTGACAAACGACTATTTTCCTGTTCAGACTTTGGCTTCTGATGATGGTTCTACACAGTGGGACGTTCAAACCGCAGCCGTTGATGGTTCTATCGATGTAATTCTTGTAACGAATGCTGGATCAGGATATTTTAGCGGAAATACTACAGTTACAATTACTGGAGATGGAATAGGAGCAACTGCAAACGTAACAACTTCGTCCGAACCAGGAACAATTACTAGAATTACAGTTACAAACCCAGGGTCTGGTTATACAACTGCAACAGTTGCAATTTCTGGGGATGGTGCTTCAGCAAATGGAAGAGCAGTTATTTCTCCAAAAGGCGGTCATGGTGCAGATGCTATCGAAGAACTTGGTGGAAAGTATGTAATGCTTAATGTTCGCTTAGACGGAAATGAGTCAAACACACACAGTACTGCAAATGAATTCAGACAAGTCACACTTGTTCGTGATCCTTATGAGTATGGGACATCTACAAGAGCATTATCTTCAGTGTATCGTCAGACATTTAGATATACAATAGGTTCTCCATCAGACAATTACACTCTTGATGAAACTGTATCCGATGGAGCAAATACTGCAAAAGTTGTTGAGTGGGACGATGTAAACAATTATCTTTTTGTTACACTTCCATTAAATCAAACATTTGCAAATGCCGCAACATTAACTGGAGCAAGTTCTAGCGCAACAGGAACTATTGTTGCCATTGCAAATTCAGGTCTACAGCCATACTCTGGTGAATTGCTCTACGTTGAGAACCGCGTTCCAATCGCAAGAGCAGCCGATCAAATTGAGGATGTAAAACTAATCGTTCAATTCTAAGAGTTTTAATACATGGCAAATACAAATCCTGGTGGTGTTGATCTCAACATCAGTCCATACTTTGATGATTATGATGAAGATAAAAAGTTTGTAAGAGTTCTCTACGTTCCTGGACGTGCAGTTCAGGCTAGAGAACTTACACAAGCACAATCACTTCAGCAAGACCAAATTCGAAGATTCGCAGAATACTTCTTTAAACCTGGAGCAATTATTGAGGGTTGTGAGCAGTTTGTTGATCTAAGTATGAATTATGTTAAACTTCAAAGCACATATGATGGCTCTGAAGTTGATGTTGATGATTTTGAAGATCAGATTGTATTTGGTGCAAATACAGGCTTAAAAGCATTTTGTGGAATTGTGAGTGATGTTGATGGAACTGATCCAAAATCACTTTTTATTAATTATCTATCTTCTGGATCAATTGTTCTTACAGTAAACAATGCTTCATCAACTCTGACACCAGGAAATACAATTACGTTTTCAACTGGAAATACTGCAACCATTGAAGCATCGTACATTGATCCAATTTCTTCTATAAACAAAATTCTTGTTTCAAATGCAATAGGAACACTTACAACAACAACGGCAAACACTGTTTCAAATACAGGGACCGTTGTTACTGTTCTCGTATCTAACGTTTCTGATAAAAGAGCAAATACAACGTTTGATAATTCAGAAACAATTTTTACCGCAAATGTTGATACAAGAGCATACGCATTATCAGCAAGTACTAGAGCGACATCAACCATTGTTAATCAAGGTCTTGCTACAGAGAAAACATATACAAAAGGATCTAAAGTTACCGTTAAAGAAGGGATTCTTTACATAGCAGATCATTTTGTTAAGCATTCAACACAAACACTTATTCTTGACAAGTACACAAATGAACCTTCTTATGTTGTAGGTATAGTTCCATCAAAATCTTTTGTTGATTACATTGAAGACGGCTCACTTGTTGACAATGCACAAGGTACACCAAACTTTCAAGCACCTGGAGCAGATCGATTTAAAATTGACACTGTTCTTACAAAAGTTGGTCTTGGAGAAACAACTGACGAAACAGAATTTAATACACTTCTAGAAATTGAAGATGGAGTTATAAGAAAAAGAAAATATGCAACCCCAGAAAACAAACTAGAAGAAGTTCTTGCGAAAAGAACATTTGAAGAATCTGGGAACTATGTTATTTCAGATCCTAAAGTAATTGTTCGTGAGCATCTTACTATTGATTCTAATGGAGGAAGATATTCTGCCGCTGAAGGCGGAAACACACAATTGCTTCTTCTTCAAGTTGATCCATTTACTGCATATGTTTCAGGCATTCGAAATGAAACTTTGGTTGATGCTTTAATCCCTATTGACAAAGGATTGACAACTGAATTTGATGAGCAAGTTAGTTTTGAAACAAACTATCAGCAATATGTAACAGTCAATGAACTTGTTGGATCTTGGGATTTTATGGAAGGCACGAAAGTAGACCTCTATAATACACCACAACAAACAATTACAAATGACGGATATTCATCTCTCGCTTCTCCAGTAGGAACAAAAGTTGGTGAAGCAAGAGTTCGTGCGATTGAATACAATAGTGGGGTGCAAGGCACTGCGTCAGCAACATATAGACTATACTTGTATGAAATTGTAATGACTTCTGGAACATTCTCTCAAGTTCGATCAATCTATGATTCAGCTACAGTTAAAAGATACGCTGATATTGTTCTTGATGCAAATGGAAATGCAAAACTTGAAAGTCCATCTTTCAATACGCTAGTTTTTAAACTCCCATATGAAGCAATTCAAACTATTCGTGATGATCAGGGAAACATTGAAACTCAATTTAGATTCAAAAAAACATACGGTAGAGATACGACAATTACGTTCAACTCTGGAATTGCTACATTTTCTACCGCAACAAATGAACAGTTTGCTGGTTCAATTGGGTTTTTAAATGACACACAAAAGAATGAAAACTTTATGGTCGTTGTTACAAACAGTGGAGCAAATGCAGAAACAACAACTTTATCTGGAACAGTTACTATTTCTTCTGCGTGTACTGCCGTTGTTGGAACATCAACGTCATTTAACTCCGAATTAAATGTTGGTGATATCATTAAAGTTAATGGTGAAGAGATTCAAATTGCATCAATCACAAATGATACTAATCTAGTTCTTGCTTCAGCACATAGCGCAGGAGCAGTTGCAAACACATACACAAAGATTTTGCCTGCTGGAATGCCACTTTCTCTTACTTCAAACGGTGGAGATGGATCTAAAAGAACAGTAGAACTTCTTTCATTAGGGACAGTTCGTATTGATGTTAAAGAAGACGCAACATTCACTGCCGAAATCATTGCTACGACAGATCGCACAAATGCAAGAGAAAAAAGAAAGACGCTTGTTTTTCAAGCAACCGCAAACGTCAATCCAAGCACACACCCGAATGGGCTTGCTGGACCTTTTGCATTGGGGTATGGTGATATCTATCGACTTCATGCAGTTTATCAATCCGCAAATTTTTCAACGCCAGCAACAACAAGCGATACAAATGTAACTTCAAATTATACACTTAACAATGGTCAACGTGATTATGCATATGAATACGGCACAGTTACACCAAAAACTGGAGTAACACCAACTGGAAGACTTCTTGTTGTCTTTGATCATTTCACACATGATACCACACAAGGTGTTGGATATTGCTCAGTTGATTCATATCCAGTAAATGATACAACAGTCGCAAATACAACAATTACAACCGCTCAAATTCCAACTTTTGTAAGTGAGTCAAGTGGTGAAAGATTTAGTCTTCGTGATTGTGTTGACTTTAGACCAATCAAAACTGCAAACACAGCACTGAATCCTATCGATGTTGGAACATATCAAATCCCTACGGGTGGTCTTCGATTCCCTAAACCAAATTCATCATTTATTGCCGATCTAATTTATTACAAAGGCAGAGTTTCAAGAATCTATGTAAACAGCCGTGGTTCTTTTGGAATCAATGAAGGTATTCCTACAACTTCAGAAAATTTAAGATCAAAGTTTTCTTCAAAAGTTCCAGAAACACTTGAACTTGCCGAGATCACAATTCCACCATATCCTTCTTTACCAGAAGATGTAATTATCAAGATTCTAAAGAATCGTAGATTCACAATGAAAGATATTGGGAAACTTAATGATCGTGTAGAAAAATTAGAATATTTCACTGCACTCAGCTATCTAGAAAAAGAATCTACTAATAAAATAATTACTGATGCAGACGGAATAGAGAGATTTAAAAACGGAATTCTTGTTGATCCATTTACTGGGTATTCCGTTGCTCGACCAGACAGTGATGTTGGTTATGCGGCATCAATTGATGAAACAAACAAATATGTTACCGCACAACAGTCTCATGCAGAGCATCGATTTGAGTATATTAGAGGAGGTGTCACATCATCAACACAATGGAACACTGGTGGAAAAATTACTCTTCCATATACTAATGAAGCGCCTGCTAATTTAAGACAAGTTTTTGCATCTCGACAGTTAAGACTTACAGAAGAGTTGAATTTCTTTTTCACAGGGAAAATGAACATCACTCCTCCTGTCGATACATTCCCAGAAATAACATATGAGAAAAGTAAAGAAATTGTTTATGATGATACTGGTGATGCAGACAACTGGAAAGCATTACAACAAGCATGGAACTCTGAAGTTTCTCCACTTACAAAACGATTTATTGGTGAAGAAGAAAGAGGAAATCTTACAGGAAATGAATTCCAAAGTGGGACTGCTGGTGGTCAAAGAATCTTTAGTCGAAATAGAGAAATCATTCAACAGACGGCTCTAACAATCATTCAAGGTTCACAATCAACAACAGACGCACCAAAATCATCTGTTTCAGGAAATAGACTTGTAAGCGCAACGGCTGCGCTCAAGATGAGACAAAGAGATTTTGTCATTTCAGTAAGAGGAATGAAAAGAAATACAAGAGTGTATGCATTCTTTAATGGAGAAAGTGTAACTGCAAATTGTAGACAAATTACTCTTGCTTCTGGAATTACGCCAGAAATTCTTGAAAATGAAAATATGAATGAGAATGATTTTCTACTTCAAGACCCAGATTCGAGTGGGACAAATGATTTTACAGTCATTAAAGATGGCAGCACAGATGAATTCTATACTGATGACAAAGGGCAAATCAATCTTATATTCAGAGTGCCATCAGGAAGATTTTATACAGGTCAAAGAGAATTTAAACTTACAGATAGTTCTACAAACAATGCTGATTTAGAACTTACTTCAGCAAGACAATTTATTTTCTCAACTGGTGTAAGTGCAACAGAGAGTGCAATTACAATTAATTCTCGACCATATGATATATCTTTCGTTGGATCAAATACAGTTCGACCACCACAATATGAAGTTGTTCGAACAGTAACAGAAGAAGTTCGAAGAGAAGCCATACCTCCTCCACCACGTGCTCCAGATCGGGGATGGGGAGATGACCCAGTATCACAAAGTTTCAGTGTTGATCAAAATACTTACCCATACGGATTCTATGTAACAAAGATCGATCTGTTCTTTAAAACAAAATCAAAATCCAAAAATGGGGTTAACGTATTTTTGCGTGAAATATCTAACGGGTACCCTTCATCATCCATTATTGGACTAAATGAAGAAGCCTTTGTAGAAGGTGATAACATTATTGCTTCAGATGATAACAATGGAGCATTTTTACCAACCACATTTACATTTAAAAACCCAATTTATCTTGCTAGTGGGAATGAATACTGTTTTGTGGTTCAACCCGTAAACAACGATCCAGATATAGCACTCTGGGTTGCTGAACTTGGGGCAACAGACCTAGTTGATCCAACCCAGAGCAAACGAATTGAATCAAGTGTTATGACAACCAGTGGTGTTGTCTTTACATCATCGAACAATCGTACATGGTCAGCAAGACAAAATCTTGATGTTAAGTTTCAAATGCACATTGCAAATTTTGGAACTACAAGCAAAGAAGCATATTTTAGAAATGTGAACATTACAACTCCATTCTACTATGACAGATTTTTGGTAAATTTTCAAGAACAACAGATTAGTGGAACAAGCATCAACTATGAAGTTAAAACAATGAACGATGCATTTGTTGTTGATGAATCTTTTACACAAGTCAAAAATAGAAGAGAGTTTGTTCCTTCAGTTCGTAAGTATTATGCAAATACTGCACAAGAGTCTGCTCAATCTCCTCCTGTAAAATCGGTGCAGATTAAAGCAACACTCTCAACAGTTAATCCGTATATTACTCCCTACATCGATGCCGCACAACCTCTCAGTGCAATGTATAGTCGAAATGTAATCAACAATTCAGTAAGTACAGATGTTGCCGGCACAGTTACATTTACACCAGCAAATAACATTGTTGTTGGTTTAAGTACAAATTTTGCATCTGATCTGAATGAAGGTGAGTACGTTCTTTTAGGTTCTGAATATAGAAAAATCAAAGAAATTGCAAACGCAGTTTATATGACTGTTGAAAATAATTTGACAACTTCAAATGCCGTAAATCAAACAATTACAATTAAAAATGAAGAGCATCCTGTTGGACCATACACATCACAATCACGATACATTACAAGAATTGTCACGCTCAATGATGGATTTGAAGCATCTGATCTTGCTGTTTATTTAAAAGTTAATCGTCCACCAGGGACAAACATTCGTGTGTATGGTAAGTTTTTAAATGAAGTTGACACTGATCCATTTGATGATAAGTTCTACACACTTCTTTCGCTTGAAGGAAATGAATCTTTCTCTCTAAATGACAATAATTATAGCGAAGAGAAGTATGTTATTCCTGCCGCGCAAAAGACTGGTGGTGAAATTCTTTTAAATGGAACAATTCAAGTCTTCAGTGCAAACAATGTTGTTCTTGGGACTGCAACAAGATTTATTGAAGAATTAAAAATTGGAAACATAATTGGAATTGGTACTGCAAGAACAGAAAAAGTTGTTTCCACAATTGCAAACAATACATTTTTAACTGTAGACACTGCTTCTGGATCTCCAGCATCAGGACAAACTTTCTTTAAGATTTTAAATAATGAGTTTACTTATGTGACTCCAGACAGTCGAACCTTTAGTGGATTTAAACAGTTTGCAATAAAAATCGTATTCTTGTCTTCTTCACCACACCTTTCACCAAAAGTGAAAGAATTAAGAGCGATAGCACTAGCATGATGGCGCATAAATTAAAAGTTGAAGATCCAATTTTAGGATTTACTGAGAGAGATTCAGACTCTAAAGCCATATTAAATACAGACATGAACTCTCTTCTTAAATATAAAATTCAGAAGAGAAAATTTTCTGAAATAAATAAAAGTACTACAGAAATTTCAAACATTAAGACTGAAGTTGAAGAAATTAAAAATGATCTTTCTGAGATAAAAAAACTTCTGTTTGAAATCACGCAGAAATCTCAATGAGATTATAAATAGTTAAAATCAATTATAAGTAGGAAAACTCATGCCCATAAATCAAGTATTACTTTCAAATACCTTCAATGAATTTAGAGAGACATTTAACAATGCCGCTAATACAGTTAATTCATTGCAAGCTGGTACTGGGAACTCAAACGTTAATTTTCTTACAGTTTCTGGTGGTGTTTCTTCAAATCTAATTCCTTCTGCAAATGTCACATATGATCTTGGAACTTCAAGTTTACGTTGGAACGATTTATATTTAAGTGGTACAACAATTTTTCTTGGTGCAGGTGAGATTAAAGTTGAAAACGATGAAGTTCGTTTTCTTGTTAATGGAACACAAGTTTTAACTGCAAACGTAAGTGGTGAATCTGTTACAGATGTCATTACTGCAAACAATATCACGATCAATGAAGACCTTTTAGTTTCTGGAAATCTTACTGTTAATGGCACAGAAACAATATTAAATACGCAAACTCTTGTCGTTGAAGACAAAAATATTGTTATTGCAAACACTGCATCTCCAACAGATATTCTTGCAGATGGTGGTGGTATTACACTCAAGGGCAACACAGATAAGACACTTAATTGGGTTGATGCCACAGATTCTTGGACATCTTCAGAAAATTTCAATCTATTAACTGGTAAAACATACAAGATAAATGCAACAGATGTTTTAACTGCAACAGGACTTGGTACAGGTATTTTATCTTCAAGTCTTACATCAGTTGGTACAATTGGGGCAGGTATTTGGCAAGGAACAATTGTTGGTTCTACTTATGGTGGAACTGGTGTAAACAATGGTGCAAACACACTTACAATGCAGGGTAACGTAACATTTTCAGGGCTAAATAGTGTAACACTCGTTTCTACTGGAGCAACAAACGTGACTCTTCCAACAAGTGGGTCAATTGCAAGTACAGGTAAAGCAATTGCAATGGCAATTGTATTTGGTTAATTTTTTTATATAAATAAGTCAAAAGAAATTTAAAAGGAAATTTAAATGGCAGACTTAAACATAGTCAACGTAGCAGACATTAAAGGCAGAACTCTTTCTGCAAATTTGACAAATAGCACGGCAAACGTAGTTGTAAATACTTTTGGACAAAGCAAAGTGTTTAAAGTAAACAATGTATTGTTTGCAAACAGATCAGCTAATACTTGTAGCATATATCTTAATTTTGCAGATTATTCAACAAATGGAAATACTTTTCCTTTAATTTTTAATCTTGACGTACCAACAAAATCTACAGTAGAAGCCCTTTCTAAACCTCTTTATCTTGAAGAGGGTGATCGACTTATGAGTTTTCTACTCTCTCCTGCTGGAGGTAGCATAGATAGTGGCAATGTAGTCATTACAGTAAGTTATGAGGAGCTTTCATAATGTCAATTATAAGTCAAAATTGTTCTAGTCTTTGGAACATTCGAGAAATCTATAGACAAACTTCTGGAGCATGTTACTCTTCTGGCGGTTACAACATTGAACTATTGTTAATTGGCGGAGGTGGTCCTGGTGCTGGGTGGGGCCAAATGGGCGGCGGCGGTGGCGCGGGCGGACTTGTTTACACAAACAATTTATTTATTCGATCTGGATGCACTTATCCAATTACAATTGGTGCTGGAGGCGCCCATAATGCCCAGAATACCAATAATAATGGAGCAAATTCTTGTTTTTGTTATGTGACAGGTGGCCCTCCATCTGGAGTAAACATTATTGCTCTTGGTGGTGGAGGTGCAGGTGATGGTTTAGGTTTACCACAAGTTTTTTATGGAGCAAATCAAGGAGGATCTGGAGGTGGTGAGGGTCGCCTTGTAACAAATTGTACTGGCCCAAGTCCTTTAGTCCCATGTGTCGTTATTAATCCATGCTCTTGCCCAAGACCAGCAGTTGGTCTTCAACCAAACCCAGTATACTGGTCTTCAATTAGTGGAATTGTTGGGTGTGGTCGAAATGGTGGTTGTGGATTCCCATGCAATACCGCAAGTCCACCCAACAATGCGTTTAATTTTTGGGGTGGTGGTGGAGGTGGTGCAAGTGGTGTTGGTCAAAATGGTGGACCACCATCTGGCGCACAACCATATGGTGCCACAGGAAATGGTGGTGCTGGTTTGACGTTCTCTATTTCTGGCGGACCAGTAGGTTATGCTGGAGGTGGGGCTGCGGGACAGGAACAATTATTTAACCCAACACAACTTTGTGGACTAGCATGTTGTGGCGGAGGCGGAACTGGTACAGGACCACCAGGTGGTAACCCAGGAAATTTCGCAGGAGAGGCAGGCACCGCAAATCGTGGTGGAGGGGGGGCGGGCGGGCAGGCCTATGGTGGCGGCCGCCCAGGCGGTTCTGGTGTTGCAGTTATTCGATACAATGGTGTTCAGAGAGCAGTAGGAGGGAATTCTATAACGACTTGCTTAACTCCAATAATTCAAACAAGTCATTTGTTTACTGGTTCTGGTTGTTTTATTGCTTAATTTTAACGGATAGGTAAAATGGCACATTTCGCAAAAATAGGATTAAACAATGAAGTGATAGAAGTTGTTGTTATTGACACAAGAGATACAATGAATGCCGCAGGAATTGAAGATGAAAATATTGGAATTAATTTTTTAAGAAATTTAACTGGTCACACTACATGGTTAAAGTGTTCTTTTAATACATACGCAAATACACATTCTGAAGGTAAAACACCCTTTCGTAAGAATTTTCCAGGACCAGGATATACATACAATGCGGAGATTGATGGATTTGTTCCACAAAAACCCATAGATAAAATGGAATATATTTTAAATACAGAAACTGGTCGATGGGATTTTGCTGACCCAGAAGTTCATAATTTTTATTATGACGAAAATGGAATTCTTAAACTAGAAAATATTGGTAAATTGCTACCAGGTTACGAATAAAAAAGAAGGAGACAATTAAATGGTAATGAAAGTTGAAGAATTGCTTGTTACATTTGCTGGTAAAGATTCGATGGATTGGGGAATAGATACTGCACTTAAATCTATTGGACCAAATGCAAAATATACAATTGGAGGTGGTGGTAAAATATTTCAATGGGAATGCCCAGACGGGACACCATGTCCCACATGGGAAGAAGTTCAAGCAGAATGTGATCGACATGAAAAAATTTCAAACTATTATAAGTACGCATATGATCGATCAAAAGAATTTCCACAAGGATTTAAACAACTAGACATGTTATGGGATGATATTGATTCTGGCAAACCACTCAAAGAAGGTAAGTGGTACAATACAATCAAAGAGATCAAAGAGAAATATCCGAAACCAGAAGGACCAGCACCAGAGTAAAATACAAACCCAGATTCTTTCTGGGTTTTTTCTTTTCTTCTTTATTATAAATAGAGAATAAAAGAGGAGATGCTGAATGTCCGTTCACAAGCCAGCAACAAGAGAAGAATTCAAGCAGTTTTGTCTGAGAAGACTTGGCGCACCAGTCATTGAAATCAACGTAGACGATCTTCAAGTAGAAGATTGTATTGAAGTCGCACTTCAGACTTACTACGACTATCACTTTGACGGCACTGAAAAAGTCTTTCTTGCACGACAAATCACAGAAGAAGATCGTCAAAACAAGTATCTAATCATACCAGAAGAAATTATTGGCATTGTCAATATTTTTGACGTTGGTACAAGTTTTGGCACAAACAATCTTTTCAATCTACGCTATCAAATCGCATTGAATGATCTATACTCATTCACAACTGGACCATTTGCCCCATACTACATGGCACTTCAAAACGTAGCACTTGCACAAGAACTCTTTATTGGGAAGCAAGCACTTCGCTACAATCGTCACATCAACAAACTTCACATTGACATGAACTGGACAGAAAAAGTCAACATTGGTGAATACATCGTCATTGAAGCGTATGCAATTGTGGACCCAGATGAGTACCCAGATGTCTGGAATGATCGTTGGCTTCAGAGATATACAATTGCACATATTAAGCGCCAGTGGGGGAATAATCTTAAAAAGTTTGAGGGCATACAAATGCCAGGTGGTGTCACATTCAATGGTCAACAGATTTACAGTGAAGCAGTAGAAGAAATTGAAAAAATGGATGAAGAACTTATTAATGCATATTCTCTACCAGTTTCAGACATGATTGGTTAATGAATGGCACGCAATCGCTACTTTAATCAATACAGTACTGCTTCAGAACAAAATCTCAATGAGAGTTTGATCATTGAAGCAATGAAGATATATGGCATACAAGCCTATTATCTTCCACGAACTCATGTGAATCTTGATCGACTGTACGGAGAAGACGCATCTGTTTACTATGACGATGCAATTGAAATTGAAATGTATATTAAAACATTTGATGGATTTGGTGGACAACTTGATTTTATCTCAAAGTTTGGTCTTCAAGTTGATGAACAAATTACATTTTCAGTTGCACAAAAACGATTTGGACAAGCACTCAAGCCTTGTCTATTGACTGAGTATTCATACAATCTTTTAACTGAAGAGGGAGATGAACTTCTTTTTCAAAATGAAGAATTGTCTGCGTTCGACAATCGTGCAATTGCAGACTATGACTACTCTGGAATCTATCGTCCAAGAGAAGGTGATCTCATCTGGTTGCCAATGGTACAATCAATGTACGAAATTAAATTCTGTGAAGACAATGAGTATTTCTTTCAACTTGGAAAAGTCTATACCTACGAACTTCGATGTGATCGCTTTGAATATCAGTCTGAGAAAATTGATACAGATGTTACAGAAATTGATACGATTGAAGACACATACAGTCTTGCAACAAATGTTCTTGATGAACTTCTACTTGAAGATGATGACAAATTGCTTCTTGAAGATGAAAACACAGTGGTTCTTGAAGGCGATGTTATTCTTGCGAGAGCAAATACAGCAGACAATGACTTTATTCGATCAGAGATTGACGATGACGATGTGGTTGATTTCTCTGAAAGCAATCCGTTCGCACTTACAAGGGTTTACTAATTATGATGTTCGGTCACGATTATTATCACGGTACACTTAGACGCTACATCATTATGTTCGGCAATCTCTTCAATGAGATTCAAGTGGACCGCTACGACACAGATGGAGTAACTTCCATTCAGTCTGTTCTCGTTCCAATTGAATATGGTCCAAAGCAAAAAGCAATTCGTAGAGTAACCGCAGATCCAGCAATTACAAGAGAACAATTTTCAACTCAATTGCCAAGACTTGGATTTGAAATGTCTTCGCTTGCTTATTCGCCAGGGAGAAAATTAAACTCAGCACATCGATTCACAAGAGGTGTGAATACTGGAGGAACAGACTTTCAGTTTACCTATGCTCCTGTACCTTATGATATTAATTTCTCACTCTATGCGTTAGTAAAAAGTGCGGAAGATGGCACACAAATTGCAGAGCAAATCATACCATTCTTTACGCCAGACTGGACAGTTACAATGAGATTGATTCCTGAACTTGGAATTAATCTTGACATTCCAATTGAAATGACAAGTGTTTCTTTTGAAGATAATTATGAGGGCGACTTTGACACACGCAGATTTGTCACATGGCAATTTGATTTTACAGTCAAAGGTTATCTCTTTGGACCAATGCAAAAATACAAGTACATCGATACTGCAAATATCTCTTCAAGTACAATCGAAGGCTTTACAGTTTCTTTCCAAGACTTTGCTGGCAACTCTGCATTTCAAGTGACTGAAACAATTACGGAAACGCAAACCCCATGAAAAAGACCGTGAACGAAAAACTCAATGACATTCTTGACATTGAACCAACTTCAGTTACTGAGGTTGTGCCAAAACCTGTTGCAACTGTACCTGCTGAGGTTACAGACGATGACTATGAGTACGCACGAAACAATCTCAAAGGTCTCATTGAAAATGGCAAAGAAGTCATGCAAAACATTATGTTCGTTGCAAAAGAAAGCGAATCTCCAAGATCGTATGAAGTTGTTGGTCAACTGATTAAGACACTCGCAGAGACAAACAAAGACTTACTTGAACTTGCAAAGAAGTCAAAAGAACTTCGATCAGATAAAGAAGAAAAGTCTGGAGACACAAACATCACAAATGCACTTTTCGTAGGAAGCACGACGGAACTTCAAAAATTGTTGACTAAAAAGTAATCATGCGAACAAAAAAGTATCTTGGAAACGCTCAATTAAAAGCGGCTGGAGTTGCACTTCAGTTTACAAAAGAACAAGTAGAAGAATATTTAAAGTGTTCTTCAGATCCAATTTACTTCATTGAAACATACTGCAAAATCGTGACACTTGATCATGGTCTACAACCTTTCAAGTTATACGAATGTCAGAAGAACAAAGTCAATGTAATACACACCAATCGCAAAGTCATACTGATGGAGGGGCGTCAGCAGGGCAAGACTACCACATCTGCGGCGTATATTCTTTGGTATACACTGTTCCAAGGGAGCAAGACAGTTGCAATTCTTGCAAACAAAGCGTCAGCCGCAAGAGAAGTTCTTTATCGTTATCAGTTGATGTACGAGAATCTACCTCTGTGGTTGCAACAGGGTGTGACAGTTTGGAACAAAGGTGACATTGAATTAGAAAACGGTTCAATCGTATTTACTTCTGCGACAAGTCGTGCAGGTATTCGTGGTAAGTCAGTCAATCTATTATATGTTGACGAGACATCAATTATACCAAACAATCTTGCAGAAGAATTCTTTACGTCAGTCTATCCTACAATTTCTGCTGGTGAAACAACAAAAATTCTACTCTCTTCTACGCCTCTTGGGTACAATCATTTCTGGAAGTTTTGGAATGATGCAGAAAACGGACGCAATGGGTTCGTGCCTCTGTTCATACCTTATTGGGAAATTCCTGGGCGTGACGCAAAATGGGCTGAAGGGCAACGCAGACTTCTTGGAGAAATTAAATTCAATCAAGAGGTTCTTTGTAAATTTTTGGGTTCATCAGCTACACTCATTGCAGCCGATGTGATTGGAAACATGTCGCCGAAAGCGCCAATTTACAGCAAAGATGGACTAGACATCTACGAAAAAGTGCAAAAAGATCATTCTTATGTTCTTGTCGCAGACACCGCAAAAGGTGTAGGTGGTGACTACTCAGCATTCAGCATCATTGACACTACTCAGATGCCATATTTGCTTGTTGGAAAATATAGAGACAATCAAATTAGTCCATTGCTTTATCCATCAGTCATTTATAAAATTGCAAAAGAATACAATAATGCATATGTGCTGATTGAAATCAATAGTTCAGAGCAAGTTGCAGAGATTCTTTACAGTGAATACGAGTACGAAAATATCGTATTTGTAAATCGTATGACAAATGGACAGATTGTTTCTGGTGGATTTGGTGGTGGTAAAACTCAGCTTGGTGTAATTACAGATAAGAAAATTAAACGAATTGGATGTTCAAATCTCAAGTCTTTAGTTGAGGAGCAAAAACTTCTTGTTCACGATGCAGACATCATTTCAGAAATCTCAACATTCATTGAAAAAAGAGGGTCGTATAGCGCAGATGAAGGTTATCACGATGATCTTGTCATGACTCTGGTTCTCTTTTCTTGGTTATCTACAAATCCATACTTTAAAGAACTCACAAATATAAATATACGAAAAGAATTGTATGAAAAGCGCATTGAATTGATTGAAAACGAAATTACTCCTTTTGGCATTATAGATGATGGACAAGAAGAGAATACTTTTGTGGATGCATCGGGTCAAGTCTGGACACAGGATGAAAAATACAAAAGCGATTTTTTATAAATAAATTGAAATTCTAGTAACAAACATCATTATAAAAACAAGGAGAAATCAATGGCTATTAGTCTAATCTCACCAGGAATCAAAGTAACAGAACAAGACCTTGTTGCATCTCAGCAAGCAATTACTTCTACTACTGGTGCTTTTTCTGGTCAATTTCGTTGGGGACCAATTGAAGATCCAGTTTTAGTAACTGGTGAAAGCGATCTTGTCGAAAAATTTGGAGCCCCAGATACAAACACTGCGGTTGACTTTCTTTCGGCTGCAAACTTTCTAAATTATTCTGCACCATTATTTGTCATTCGTGTAGCGAACACTGCACTCAATTCAACTGCGGAAGCAACAACAGGTTCTGGAACTCCTGGTACAGGTCTACTGATCAAGAATGATCTAGTCTACGAAGGCACATCTTCATTTAACGTTGGTCCATGGATGGCAAAATTTGCAGGCGCACTTGGAAACTCAATTCGTGTTTCTACATGCCCAAGCTCATCTGCATTTCAATCAACACTTACAGGAACATGGACTGTAGCCGTAGGAAATACAACAGTCACATCAGCAAATGGAGCCGCAAACACAGAAGTTCAAGTTGGCGATCTTCTTGTTCTTGATGGACGCACAATCAAAGTTGCTTCAGTTACAGATGCAAATACAATTGTTCTTTCTTCAGCACATGTAACTGGTGCTACGGCTGCTACCGCAGTACGCCGTTGGGAATTTTTCCCTGAATTCAATGCTGCCCCAGGAACATCTACAGATGGAGAAGCCAAAGGCGCAGTTGGAGATGAAATGCACATTGTCGTTGTAGATCGTCTTGGAACAATTACAGGTGTTGTTGGGTCAGTTCTTGAAAAATTTGAACTTGTTTCAAAAGGTTCGGATGCAAGAGGCGAAAATGGTGGAACAAACTACTATCGTAATCTAATTAATGATCGTTCACAATACATTCGTTGGACTGCACACGATTCTGCTGGCACAAATTGGGGAACATCACTTTTAAACACTACATACACCGCAGTAAATTTACCTAAACCATATAATCTTGCTGGTGGGGCTGATGGTAGCGCACTTTCAGATGGTGATCGTACAACTGGATATCTATTGTTTGCAAACAAAAATGATATTCCTACATCTCTAATTATTTCTGGTCAAGCAACATCAACAACTGTAAATCGTATAATCAATGACGTTGTTGAAATAAGAAAAGATTCAATCGTTGTTGCTTCCCCTCCAAGAACAGCAGTTGTCAACAATGCTGGTTCTGAAGTCACTTCAATCAATGCTTTTGCAAACGCTGTTACAAGATCAACATATGCGTTTCTAGATTCTGGTTGGAAGTATCAGTACGACAAGTACAATGATACATACGTTTATGTTCCTCTTAATGCTGACATGGCTGGACTAATGGCAAGAAACGATTTCAATCGTGACCCATGGATTTCTCCAGCAGGATTCATCAATGGACAAATTTCAAATCTTGTTCGTCTTGCATTTAATCCAAATCAAGCAGACCGTGATACACTTTACAAGAATTCTGTTAACCCAGTTATCACACAGCCTGGAAAAGGAACAGTTCTTTTTGGCGACAAGACATTTACAACAAAAAACACATCTACAAATCGTATAAATGTTCGCAGACTCTTCATTGAACTTCAAAGAACAATTTCTGATGCCGCCGACAATGTTCTCTTTGAAAGAAACGATGCAACAACAAGAGAAAACTTTGTAAATCTAATTACTCCATATCTTCGTACTGTTGAAGCAAGAAGAGGAATTAGTGCATTCCGAGTTGTTTGTGACGGAACAAACAATCCTGAAACTGTTGTCAATGCAAATGAGTTTGTTTGCGATATCTTTGTACAACCAGTTCGCTCTGTCAACTTTATTCAACTCAACTTTGTATCGGTTTCTGGAACTGCAACATTTACTGAAATTGCCGGCTAAATAGTTATAACGACTAAGGAGAAATAAATGGCAATTACAAAAATTAGCGAACTAAAATCAGCGATTGCGGTTGGTGCAAGATCAAATCTGTTTGAAGTTACAATTACTGGTCAGGTAGATGAATCTTTCAAATATCTTTGCAAAGGAGCGCAATTGCCTGGTTCAACACTTGGTTTAATTGACGTTCCTTTCATGGCTGGGAGAAGATACAAACTAGCTGGTGATCGTACTTTTGTTGAGTGGACAACAACAGTTTTGAATGATCAAAATTTTAAAATTCGTAAATCACTTGAAGACCTTCAAAGAGAGTATGGTGCAACGAATTATAATTCAGACACTTCAAAAACAAAAACTGGGTCTGCTACTACTGAATTGAGTACGATTACAGTAAAACAGTACGATCAAGTTGGAAATGTAAAATATACTTATAAACTATTTAACGCATGGCCATCAGAAATTAGTACAATTGATCTTGCTTATGATTCCGTAGATACGATTGAAGAATTTACATGCACATGGTCGTATGATTACTTTACATTTGGAAATGATACTCAATCTAATTCGAGTGGTGCCTCAAGTGTTGCAGACTCAGATCCTAATGAATAAGGAACAAAAATGGCAAACGAATTTTTTAATATAAATACTTTTAGATCAAATTTAAATTCTGGGTCTAGAGCAAACTTATTTAAATGTAGTATTACTGGGTTACCAAGTCAAGTTAATGATCCGCAAAAACTTTTGTCTACTGGCGGAAACTTTTCATTTCTTTGTCGTTCCGCAGCCATTCCTGCATACTCACTTGGAATTATTGAAGTTCCATTTCGTGGGAGAAGAATAAAGATTCCTGGTGATCGTACATATGCAGAATGGACAGTTACAGTACTAAATGATGAACAACAAGGAATGAGACAAGTATTTGATAACTGGTTGAAGTTTATTAATGATCCAGACGGGACTAAAAAAATAAGAGAAGCAACTGGAGATAATTATCGTTGCACGGTTGTGATTGATCATCTAAAAGGTGATGGGAAAATAAGTAGAAAGTATCAACTTGTAGACGCTTTTCCAACTGATGTTTCTCCAATTGATCTTTCTTATGACACTACAGATGCAATTCAAGAATTCACAGTGACATTTCAGTATCATTTTGTTGAAGAAAGTGGATTAGGAACTGATTCTAGTGATGCGGCAATCTCCACATCTTCAGTTACAACTTCAGTTACAACAACACCATAACTTGAGCAATTGTTTGTAATAAATAACTGCGTAATAGTTAAACACGCACACAATGGGAGCTATTACGCTCCCATTTTATTTTAGAAAGATAAACCATGGCACTCAAATTATTTGGTTATAAGATTGGTAAAGATGAGGAAGATGAAAAACAAAAAGAGAATGTACAATCTTTTGTTGCCCCTCCAAATGAAGATGGTTCTGTAGCAGTAGTTGGCGGTGGTGTCTATGGCATCTATACCGATTTGGAAGGTGTCATACGCAATGACGCACAATTAATTCAGAGATATCGTGACATGGCACTTCAGCCAGAATGCGATGCAGCCATAGAAGATATTGTCAATGAGACTCTTGTATTTACCGAAGGTGACTACCCAGTTCAAATTATTTTAGATAAACTTGAACAGCCAGAGTCAATTAAGAAAAAAGTTCGTGAAGAATTTGAGCATGTAATGAAACTTCTTGACTTCAACAATCAAGGGTATGATATATTTCGTAGATGGTATGTTGACGGCAAACTCTACTATCACATGATGATTGACATCAAGCAGCCAAAGCAAGGTATCAAAGAGGTTCGCTACATTGATCCAAGAAAGATTCGTAAAGTTCGTGAGAACAAAAAGTCTAAACCAATTCTTCAAGCTGGAGCGCAGAATCAAGTCAATGCACCACAAAAACCAAATGAGTATTTTCTTTTCTCTGAAAAAGGTTTCAACAATGATGCAAATCAAGGTGTAAAGATTGCGCCAGATGCAATTTGCTATGTGCATTCTGGATTGACTGACAAAGACGGTAAAGTAATTGTTTCTTATCTACACAAAGCAATTCGTCCACTCAATCAATTGCGTATGCTTGAAGATGCAACAGTGATCTATCGCATTTCAAGAGCGCCAGAACGTAGAATATTTTACATTGATGTTGGTAATTTGCCAAAAATGAAAGCAGAACAATATCTGCGTGAGATCATGCAGAAGTATAAGAACAAACTTGTCTATGATGCACAGACTGGTGAGATTCGTGATGATCGCCGTTTTCAGACAATGCTTGAAGATTTTTGGTTGCCACGAAGAGAAGGTGGTAAAGGAACAGAAATCACAACACTTCCAGCAGGACAAAATCTTGGTGAGATTGAAGATGTTGTCTACTTTCAAAAGAAATTATACAAATCATTAAACGTTCCAATTTCACGCTTAGATACTGAAAATGGATTCTCACTTGGTCGTGCATCTGAAATCACAAGAGATGAATTAAAGTTTACTAAATTCATTCGCAGATTGCGTCTAAGATTTTCACATTTGTTTGATCGTCTGTTAGAGACACAATTGCTACTCAAAGGGATTTGTACAAAATCAGAATGGCAACAAATGAAAGAAGAAATTTCTTATGACTTTGTTTCAGACACACATTTTTCTGAAATGAAAGAAGCAGAAGTTCTCAAAGAAAGACTTGGAATTCTTGGAGACATTGATGGTTATGTTGGCAAATACTTTTCTGAAGCATGGGTTCGTAAGCATGTTCTACGTCAGACTGAAGATGATATAGAAGAAATCAATAAAGAAATTGAAGAAGAAAAAGAAAGCGAAGATGGTGAAGAGAATGAAGAACCTATGCAACCAATGCCGCAACAAGCTCCAGCATTGCCTACTGCACAAGCACCAATTCCAGTTGTAGTTCAGAATCAAAAAGAAGAAATTGAACCTCGCATTGTTGATGATACAGATCAAAAAGAATTGGCTAAATCAATGACAAAGTTTTTTGATACTTTAGTTGAAGAGGCAAGAGGTGACGATAAAGAAGCCAAATGAACTTTTCAATGATGCACTTTCTGTAGCAACTTCGGTTGCATACACAAAAAAAGAGATATCAAAACTTAAAGAAGAAATAGATTCTCTTAAAGAAGAAAGAATAGTTGAGTATGTAGAAGGACCTCAGGGTAAAGAAGGTCCTCGTGGATTTATGGGCCCAAAAGGTGATCGTGGAGAAAAAGGTGATAGAGGTGATACAGGACCACATGGTGAAAAGGGCGACAAAGGGAATACTGGTGATCGTGGAGAAAGAGGAGAAACTGGAGAGCAAGGAATCCAAGGACTTCAAGGAGAACAGGGTCCGCAAGGCGAAAGGGGCGACACTGGAGAACGAGGTCCACAGGGAGAACAAGGACTTCAAGGAATCCAAGGAGAGAAGGGTGATAGAGGTGCATCTGGACCTATGGGACCTGTGGGACCAAAAGGCGACACAGGTGAGCGAGGTGAGCGTGGACCTCAAGGGAAACAAGGGCCAGTAGGATCAAAAGGCGACAAGGGAGATCGTGGTGATCAAGGTCTGGCTGGCAAACAAGGTTCAAAGGGTGAGCGCGGAGAAAAAGGCGACAAAGGAGATTCTGGACCACAGGGCGAGAAGGGCGACAAAGGAGATCCAGGAAAAGACCCAGACTTCACTGCAATTCAAGAAGAAGTCAACAAGTTCAAAGAAGTTCTACAAAAAGATGTCTCTGATTATAAAGTAAGAGTCAATCAAGTAATATCAAAAGGATTTGGTGGTAGTTCTTCTGGTGGTGGTGAAGTCAATTTAAGATTTCTTGATGATGTAGATACAACCAATCTTGCAAACAATCGCTATTTAAGATTTAATTCTGCGAACAATAAATTTGAGTTCGTTGCAGTATCTCCAGGTGGTGGAGGTGCATCAGATTTTTCAGAACTGTCTGGATTTCTTGATGAAAATCAGATTGATGATCAGACAATCAATGTTTCAAAGTTTGTTAATGATGCTAGTTACATTACAATTAACAATGTAATTGCTGGAAACAATGTCACAATTACAAGCAATGGAACACACATTACAATTAATTCAACTGCAACTGGCGGTGGTGCGGCAGGAGAATCTTTAAATCTTCAATTTGAAAATGATAGTGCAAGCGCATATAAAGCAGTTTCTTTAAATGCAAACGCAGAAACAATTCTTGCTTCAACACTTGATTTAGCACAAGTAGACAAAGTGCTTGGAGTGCTTGACAACAATGGAGAAACAGTCGCATTTGGTGTGATTACAAATCCATCTTGGAATTGGGTTGTAGAACAGTCTCTTTATCTTGGTGCAAACGGAGACATAGTGACAACTTCAACTATAAATGGAGCAACGTTTTCTCTCAAAATTGGAACTGCAATCTCGTCTACACAAATGTTTGTTAAAATTGGAACACCAATCATTTTATAAATAAAGAAAAAATTAGGAGTCTTTTCAATGGCAAATCAACTTTACTCAAAAGCAAAAGAAGCGTTTTTAAATGCAGACATTGATATGGCAGACAATACCATCGTCATTGCACTTATTGACACTGGCGAGTATTCTTTTAGCGCATCTCATCAATTTCGTAGCGACATACCAAATAATGCAGTGATTGCAACTGCCACACTTGGGAATAAGACAACTGCAAACGGCGTCTTTGATGCTGACGATGCGACATTTACTTCTGTCACTGGTGCAAATTGCGAAGCATTGATTCTTTTTCAAGATAGCGGAAACACATCAACATCAAGACTCATTGCATTCATTGATTCTGCAACAGGTTTGCCAATTCTACCTAACGGTGGTGACATTACTGTAGCATTCTCTAGCGGATCAAATCGCATTTTCTCTCTGTAAAATAGAGTAGAAAAATAAAATTATGAACCAAGTGATTCAACTTGATGGCGTTCTGAGTAGTGTTCAGAATGATGAAGTTCAAGTATATTCTTCAAATACTTTTCTTCAACTATCAGATCAGTTTGACTATGCCATTGACCCAACTGTTTTTGTTGAATCCCCAGAAGTTATATTCATTGTTAGACCAACTGAAATTGAAAGCACACTTGCGTTTGGTCTAACACAATTTAATCAAACAATTTTTGCAGAGTCAGTACAATCTACAGTAGCATTTGGAGATGATAAAACACTCTCAATGCAGATTGTCTACTCAAACGCAATTGATAGTACAGTCGCATTTGACAATCCAAAATTAAACTTCAAAGTATTTGCAAATTCTGCACTGACAGAAAATAATTTTGGAACGTCACAACTCAACACAACAATTTTTGCAAATGCGATTAATCCAAGTGCATTGTTTGGCAATTTACAGACAAACATGCAGATTGACGATGTGCCATTTCCATCAATTGAATCTACTCTTGTTATACCAAACCCAGTACTTGTAAGTAAAATTGGACCACTTTCAATTGCGCCAACTGCAAGTTTTGGTGTCGCATCGTTCATTGATAACATTCACAGAATTCTTATCTTTAAAGATGACAACATTTCAAAAATTGGCGAAAACGATGCAGCCGTCATTGCTGGAGGAATTCGTTTGAACCCAGCAAGCGTAGCGTCAGAAACGGCATCGGCAGGGAATGCTACTCTACCAGAAGCACCAGTAGGATTTCTATCAGTTAACATAGAAGGCGTTGACTATAAAATACCATATTACAATAGTTAAAAACGCATATTGTATAAATAAAGAAAAAAGGAGTCATTATGGAAAACATTCAACAAGCAGTTTTGAGTGCAATGGAAGCAAAACCACTAGATTTTAAAGCACACATTGAGAAAGAAATCAATGATCGTGTCTATTCTAGAATGCAAGCAAGAAAACAAGAACTTGCTCAAAATATTTTAAATCGTTCTGAAGATTCACAAGAAGAAGAATCTGAAGAAGAAATACAACCAGAGGAAGCCGATGAAAACCTTTAAGTCATTTATAAAAGAAGCAGGACCAAACGCTAAACCAAAAGCAAAAGGTGAAGCAGATTTTGTGGATGCTCACAAAGTAGAAATTACTGATCCGACAGATCAAGCTACCGATGGTTCTGCTAAAGTTATAACTAAACCAGTTTCTGGAAAGCGTAAAGCAGATCGTCTTGACAACAAGCAAGCAATGGGTGAAGATACAGGTCAAGCAGATGCCCGTAAAACAACACCATCAAGCAAAGAAGCACAACAAAAAGTTTTCGATAAACACAAAGAGCGCATGAAACAATTGGCAAAAGAAGAAGTAGAAATTACAGAAGGTTATGAAAAAGTTGTTCTTGACTTTTTAAAAAAACGTAATGTTGATGCTTACTTCAGAAGTGGTAAACTCGTAATTGATAAAAAAGACATGGCAGCCGCAAAGAAGGCTCTTGCTAAACCAGTTGGATTCAATGCAAAAGATTTAGAAATTGTTACTGAAGAAGTGCAACCAAAAACATATCGTGAGATGATGCGTGAAGCAAACTTCTCAAAGAAGCAAACAACAATGGCACACACAATTGGTAAAGAATTTGAAAAGAAGGGTGTCGGAGACGAGACTAAGGGTGGACCATATGCAGTTGCATCCGCAATGGTAAGAGACAAGCCAGAGGCTGCTAAGAAAGCATATGCTACCATTCAATCTAAAATGAAAGAAGAAGCAGACGCAGAACTTCTTTTCAAACTCTATGATGATCTAAATGAAGAAAATCAAGAATTCTTCATGCAACAATTAGAAGAAGATGCAGAAGCACTTTTGCTCTTTGCACAAAATTTAATGGAAGAATAAACAATGATCATTAAGCCTTTAGGGGAAATCATTGCAGTTACGACTGCAAACTCTGTAGCAAATTCTAATTTGGTTAGAATACATACCACAACGGCAACAACAGTTACAGTTGCAAATTCTACTGGAAGTACGCTTGGTTCTTTTTCAATGCCAGCAAACACTGTAGAAATTGTTGAGAAAGCGACATTAGATACAATTGCATGTAGTTCTTCTGCAAACTGCACACCAGTCGCATTCAAACACTAAACATGATTGGTTTCAAAGAGTTTATTGAACTTGATGAACAATCTTGGAAAAGAGTTAATCGTGTTCGTGGTGGAAAAGTACAAAGAAGAAAAATGGTTTCTCAGAGACCTGGTTACAGAATGCAAGCAGGTAAATTGGTTCGCATGTCGGCTGCTGAAAAACGCAAACGCCATCTTTCACAAATGAAGGCTGCAAGAAAGCGCAGACCAATGTTATCAAGAATTTTAAGAAAAAGAAAACTGTCACTACGAAGAAGATTAACCGCGGGGATCAAATGAAACTTATCACAGAAATCAATGAACAAATCAATGTAATTACCGAAGACGTTGAAACAGGCGGAAAGAATTTTTACATTGAAGGCATTTTCATGCAAGCCGAACAGAAAAATCGTAATGGAAGAGTATACCCATTAAAGGTTCTGCAAAAAGAAGCAGATCGTTACATTGCAGAGTATGTAAATCGTAATCGTGCTTACGGAGAACTAGGACATCCAGATGGTCCAACAATCAATCTAGAACGTGTTTCACACATGATCAAAGAACTAAAGCAGTCTGGAAATGACTTTGTTGGAAAAGCAAAGATCATAGACACACCATATGGAAACATTGTAAAGAATTTAATCATTGAAGGTGCTGGTGTTGGTGTTTCTACAAGAGGCATGGGATCGCTTGAAGAACAATCAGATGGAACAAAATTAGTTAAAGATGACTTCTATCTTGCAACCGCAGCCGACATTGTTGCTGATCCATCTGCACCAGACGCATTTGTGCGTGGAATAATGGAATCAAAAGAGTGGGTTTGGGAAAACGGAATCATCAAAGAAGTTCAGATCAAAGAATACAAGAAAACAATTCAAAAGTCTTCAAAGAAGAATCTTGAAGAAAATATGATTAAAACTTTCCAACACTTTCTTTCTAAACTATAATTTTTTATAAATAAAGAAAGCAATTTAAATACCGTAAAGGAGAGAATTATGGCTAAAGCACCTCAAAAAGATCAAAAAGAAGTTAATGATCTAGAAGAAGAAAAAAAGAAGCATAAAATGATGGCAGAAAAAGATGATGAAGATGAGGACGAAGATGAGGACGAAGATGATGATGAAGATGAGGATGAAGAAGAAAATGGCAAAAAAATGAAAATGAAAGAAGGAAAGTACAAAAAAATGAAAGAAGACATTGATGCAGACATCAATGCAATCTTTTCTGGCGAAGAACTTTCTGAAGAATTCAAATCAAACGCAAAAGCAATTTTTGAAGCAGCCGTTCTTGCTAAAGTATCCGCACAAGTAAAAACTCTTGAAGAAGAGTATCAACAAAAACTTGAAGAGCAAGTTTCAGAAATTACAGAAAACATTGTATCCAAAGTTGACGAGTATCTTGAGTATGTTGTCAACGAGTGGACAGAAGAACACCAGCTTGCAATTGACTCAGGCATTCGTTCTGAAATTGCAGAAGACTTCATGGTCGGTCTAAAGAATCTCTTCACAGAGCATTACATTAATGTTCCAGAAGACAAAGTAGACATCATTGAAGAATTGGCTGCAAAAGTAGACGAACTTGAATCTGAATTGGATAAAACAATTACAGAAAATGCAAATCTAAGCAATGAAATCAATGACTACAAGAAGACAGTTATTCTTGACGAAGTTTCAGAAGGTCTAACAGAAGTTCAGTTTGCCAAACTTCAATCTCTTGCAGAAAACATTGAATTCATTTCTGAAGAAGATTATAAAGAAAAAGTTACTCTTACAAAGAAAAAGTACTTTGAAGAGTCTAAGAAAGAAGAAACAGTAGTTTCAAAGAATGATCAGTTTGGACCTGATGAGTCTCAATTGGATGAGCAGTTCTCACCAATTATGGATCACTACGTTAAAAATCTTTCAATGATTATTAGAAAATAACTTTTTTATAAATAAATCAAAATAATACCTCAAAGGAGAAAACTATGAATGTTCAACATTTAGTTAAAAAATGGGCACCAGTCCTTGATCACCCTGAACTTGGAGCAATTAAGGATACACATAAAAGAGCAGTTGTTGCACAACTTCTTGAGAACCAAGAGTTCTCATGCCGTGAGAATTCTTCTGGCGGATATCAGGCACCAACATCTCTTCTAACAGAAGCCGCACCAACAAACAACTTTGGAGCTTCTTCTTCAGTAGCAGGCGATGGCGCAATCGACATTTATGATCCAGTGCTGATTAGCCTGGTTCGCCGTTCAATGCCAAATCTTATTGCTTATGATATTTGCGGCGTTCAGCCAATGACAGGTCCAACAGGGCTTATCTTTGCAATGCGTTCACGCTACACATCACAAAGCGGTTCAGAAGCACTCTTCGGCGAAGCAAATACTGCATTTCCAAATACTGCACAAGGCCAAACAGGTGCAACACCAGTTGCGGCTGACGTTGCTAACAACTACACAGTTGGTACAGGTCTAACAACTGCAGAAGCAGAAGCACTTGGTGACGGTGTTGGTCAAGCATTCCAAGAAATGGCATTCAGCATTGAGAAAGTTTCTGTTGTTGCTCGTAGCCGTGCGCTAAAAGCAGAATACACAATGGAACTTGCACAAGACCTTAAAGCAGTTCACGGTCTTGACGCTGAACAAGAACTTGCAAACATTCTCTCTACAGAGATTCTTGCTGAAATCAATCGTGAAGTTGTTCGTCAAATCAATCGTACCGCTACATCAGGCGCACAAGAGAATGTGGCAGTTTCTGGCACATTCAACCTTGATGTTGATGCAAACGGTCGTTGGTCAGTTGAGAAGTTCAAAGGTTTAATGTTCCAACTTGAGCGTGAGTCTAATGCAATTGCAAAAGCAACACGCCGCGGTAAAGGTAACATTATGCTTTGCTCTTCTGATGTTGCTTCAGCACTTCAGATGGCAGGTGTTCTTGATTACACACCAGCACTTACAAACAATCTACAAGTTGATGACACAGGCAATACATTTGCTGGTGTTCTTAACGGTCGTATTCGTGTTTACATTGATCCATATTTTGCCGCTTCTTCAGGCGTTCACTACGCTACAATTGGCTACAAGGGAACTTCAGCATTTGACGCAGGTCTTTTCTACTGCCCATATGTTCCACTTCAAATGGTTCGTGCAGTTGGACAAGATACATTCCAACCAAAAATTGGCTTCAAGACACGTTACGGAATGGTTGCTAACCCATTTGCTTACACTGCAAATGCTTCTCTTACAGCACCACTTGGTGACATTCAGATTGGTAATAACGTTTACTATCGTAAGATCGCTATTTCAAATCTCATGTAAGATTGAGCCGACACAGATCGGACTTGAAAGAGGACACTTCGGTGTCCTCTTTTTTATGGTGCATAAATAGATCATAAGACGCTTTAAGGATACATATATGACAACATTACAGACAGACCCAGTCAACAAGAGTTTTCTTTCAAACAATAAATTTGAATTCTCTTTAGATAGAATTCCAAATTTTACATTTCTTGTTCAAAGTATCAATCTTCCATCAATCACATTGCAGTCAACACAAGTCAATTCCCCATTTACTGCATTGAAAGTACCAGGGAACATTATTGTATTCAATACAATGACAGTTACGTTTATGCTTGATGAAGACTTGAGATCGTGGTATGAAATCTATGATTGGATTACAAATCTTGGCAATCCAACTGGCTTTGACAAAAGAGGCAGACTTACTGGGGAACCAGGGTCAAACACAGACATCTATTCTGATGGGACTCTGCTGATCAAAACGAACTCAAACAATCCAAATTGGAAAGTTACCTTCACTGACATGTATCCAACAGACATTGGAGAGATCCAGTTTTCTGCTACCGAATCTCAAGAGTTTCTCACATCCTCAGTTTCTTTTGACTATACATACTATGAGTTTGCAAAAGTAACTTGATTGTGTTATAATGATACAAAATGATATCGTGAGGATGGAACATGACTTTAGATCAACTAATGGAAGAGTGGCGCAAAGATTCGTCATTGGATTCAACTGAACTTGGTAAAGAATCTTTGAGAATTCCAGAACTGCATAGCAAGTATCTTAAAATTTATTTTGAGGAACGAAGAAAGCACAAAGCACTTCAGTTTCAGTCAAAAGATTTATTTTTGAAAAAGTATGAATACTACAATGGTCGTATGTCGCAAGAAGAATTAGATGCTGAGAACTGGGAACCATTTCAAAAGCGTCTAATGAAAAATGAAATTGATATGTATCTTGAATCAGACAAAGACATTATAGCGAATAACATTCGCATTGTCAATCAACAAGAGAAATTAGATTTTCTTCAAGAAGTAATCAAGAACGTCAATCAAAGAAACTATCAGATATCCAACGCAATCAATTGGTCTAAATTTACGAATGGTATCCAATAAATTATTTGTTCACAAAATAAATGAAGTATATCTGAGATGCGAATGCGACTCTGGCATTGCTATGGAACTCAGTGAGTACTTTACGTTTTTTGTGCCAGGGTATAAATTTATGCCTGCTTTCAAAAATAAAATTTTTGATGGTAAGATTCGTCTATTCAATCGTCAGAGCAATACACTTTACATTGGGCTTCTTGCATATCTACAATCATTCTGCCATGAGCGAGACTATGAACTAGAAATTTCAAAAGAACTTTCAACTACTGAGAATTTCTCGTTAGTTGAAGCAAAAGAATTTGCAGATACACTTGGTTTTCCATTTGAAGCGAGAGATTATCAAATACAAGCATTCACACATTGCGTAAGAAACAATCGTGCATTGCTACTTTCTCCAACTGCATCGGGTAAATCACTCATCATTTATTTGTTGACAAGATGGTACAATGTAAAGACACTTATCATTGTTCCTACAATATCTCTTGTTGCACAATTGCAAAAAGATTTCAAAGACTATGGATTTGATAGCGATAAATATGTACATCAAATTATGGCTGGTGCTGATAAACACACGAAATCACAAATTGTGATTTCAACTTGGCAATCAATTTACAAGATGCCAAAGAATTGGTTTGATCAGTTTGATTTAGTAATTGGTGATGAAGCACATTTGTTTAAAGCAAAGTCTCTGACATCTATACTGACAAGCCTGACTGATTGTAAGTACAGATTTGGACTTACAGGAACACTTGATGGAACACAGACACACAAGTTAGTGCTTGAAGGGTTGTTTGGTACAGTTAAAAAGATTGTAACAACAAAAGAATTGATGGAGTCAAATCAGCTTGCAAATTTAAAAATTAAAGCATTGATTCTCAAACACAGTGATGTAATTTGTTTTCAAAATAAAAATTTAAAGTATCAAGATGAGATCAAATATTTAATTGGATGTACTTCAAGAAATAGATTCATTCGGAACTTAGCGGTAAGTCTGAAAGGGAATACACTTTTACTTTATCAATTTGTTGACAAACATGGGAAAGTCCTGTATGATATGCTTGAGAACGAAGAACGTCCTGTCTTCTTTATTCATGGTGGTGTTGATGTGGATGATCGTGAGAACGTCAGAAGAATTACCGAAGAAGAAAATAATGCCATCATCGTTGCATCGTATGGCACCTTTAGTACAGGAATTAACATTCGTAATCTTCACAATATTATTTTTGCTTCTCCTTCTAAATCCAAAATTCGTACTCTTCAATCTATTGGGCGTGGTTTAAGAATAGGAAGCAATAAAGAATCTGCAACATTGTTTGATATAGCAGATGATATGTCGTATAAGAGTAGAAAGAATTTTACGTTAGATCATTTTATGGAGCGTATGAAAATATATAACGATGAGAAGTTTGAGTATAAAATTTATACAATCAATTTAAAGGAATAAATATGCATTGTAAAGTACTTAAACTTGCAACAGGAGAAACCATCATTGGTTCAGTTGAAACTGAAGGTGCTACTTATGTTGATGTTCATCGTCCAATTAAAATTCTAATTGCTCCTAGAGGAGAAGAAACATTTAATGTGGTTATGATCAAGTGGGACCCTACAGTTGATTTCAATTTGCCTGTAAGAGTGTTTAAGTCTTCAATTGTATCTGTTGCAGAGCCAGCAAATGAGTTTAGAAAGTCGTACTTGGAAATCTATGAAGATTATGATCAAAAGACTTCTTCAAAGAATAAAGAAGAAGATTTAGAATTGAATACTGTGGATGATCTATCAGCAGAACTTGAGAAGTTAGTTTCAATGATGAAAAATTCTTCAAATACTACTTATCATTGATCATCTCTCACACAGTCATTCTACATTGTTGTCAAGCGTTTGTCAATTCAAAGTGAGGTAAATATGAGCAATTCAAAAAATAAACATTATGTGGACAATACAAAATTTTTGGAAGAGATGAAGTCATTTCGGCTTGCAGTGCTTGAAGCCAAAGAGATGAACAAAGAGCGTCCAAGAGTGCCAAACTACATTGGCGATTGTCTCTTCAAGATTGCAACACATCTAGCACGAAAGCCTAATTTTTCCAATTATACATTCAAAGAAGATATGGTATCTGATGGTGTGGAAAATTGCCTTCTCTACATTGACAACTTTGATCCAGACAAATCGCAGAATCCATTTGCGTATTTCACACAGATCATCTACTATGCTTTTCTTCGGCGCATTCAAAAAGAAAAGAAGCATTTATACATCAAGTACAAGAGCATGGAAAACGAAGTCATCAACTCACTCATTGAAAACAATGGGGAAGAATTTGTCATGACACATTTGAATGGAGCAATGCATGACTCTTACAGTGAAGAATTCATTCGTGACTTCATTGAGACTTTTGAAGACAACAAAAAGAATCGGATTGTCAAAACAAAAAAGATTAAGAAGTCCAAAAACAATTTAGAAACATTTATGGAGAGTGATGATGCAGACACCCATGCCAGTTCAGCTTGAACATTGGATTCAAATTGTAAACAATCGTAAGTCGCCATATGATTTACGTCAGAATGCTATCTTGCATTTGAAAAACATTCGTGATACAATTGATAAATCTTTAAAAACTACTTACGACAAAAATACAAAACGATGAGAATTTGTTTACTTGGCGACACACACTTTGGTATTCGTGGAGACTCAAAAGTTTTCCATGAGTACTACGAAAAATTTTACTCTGAGACATTCTTTCCAATCTTAGAGGAAAAAGGTGTACGCACAATCATTCAACTTGGCGATCTTTTTGATCGGCGTAAGTATGTAAACTTCTTTACACTGACTGAAAGTAGAAGATACTTCTTTGATCAGTGTGCAAAGAGAGGGATCACACTTCATGCATTGATTGGAAATCATGATATCTTTTGGCGTGAAAGTCTTGATGTGAATTCCCCAGACTTATTGCTCAAAGACTATAACAACATTCATCTTTGGTCAAAGCCAGGTACGTTAGAGATTGATGGGATTAAATTTGATATGATTCCATGGATATGCAAAGAGAATGAACAAGAAGTCTTTGAATTCATAAAGAACTCTTCTTCTCCAATTTGTCTTGGTCACTTTGAACTTGCTGGATTTCCTCTCATGCGTGGAGTAGAATCTCATGATGGAATTGACTGTAAGTTTTTGTCCAGTTATAATCATGTCTACAGTGGTCACTTTCATACACGGTCGCAGAATGACAATGTAACTTACATTGGAACTCCATACGAACTCTTCTGGTCTGACTACAAAGATCCAAAAGTATTTGGTATCATAGACACAGAGAATTTAAAGATTGACTATGTACAGAATCCACATCGCATGTTTTACAAGATCAATTATGATGATGCAAAACTAATGATGGAAGACATTCTAGCAATTCCATATGAGAAGTATACAAATGCTTATGTGAAAGTGGTTGTACTGAACAAGCAGAACCCATATCTGTTTGATCGCATGTTGGATGGATTGTACAAAATAAATCCTGTTGATGTAACAATTGTTGAAGACTTTACGGTTGCGGAAGAAACAACGGAAGAAATTGTTGATCAGGCTCAAGACACAATAACGATTCTATCTAATTACATTGACAGTCAGACACTAAATATTTCAGACACGAATCGCTTAAAAACTTTGATGCGTGAACTTTATGTAGAATCACTATCTCGGGAGAAAATAGAATGAACTATAAAAATATAACTAATAATACGAGAGAAAGAAGATTTATAACTTATCCGTTTTGTTATTGGGACAATGCATTTTCTTCTGAAGAAATAGATAGAATGTGCAATCATGTAATTTATGACATTGATAATATTCAAGATGGTACTGTCTTTAGTCAAAGAGAATCTCAATCCGCTCAAGGTAGAAAATCTAAAGTAAATTTTTTTTATAAGAACGAAAATACAGAATGGTTTTTCAACAAGTTAAATTATTACATTAATGAATTAAACAATAATTATTACAATTTTGATATTAATGGATATGATGCAATTCAATATACAGAGTATCACTCTTCAGTGTTAGGAAAATATGACTGGCATATGGACACTTTTATATCTGATCAAATTCCAGAAAATGAAATTGATACGAGAAAACTTTCTGCAATTGTTTTGGCTAGTGAACCTGGAAAAGATTTTACTGGTGGTGATTTTCAATTAAATATTGGGTCAGAACAAAATCCAGCATCTATTCTAATGCATAAAGGAAAATTAATTATATTTCCCTCATTTTTAATTCATAGAGTAACACCAGTAACTCAAGGAATTAGAAAATCTTTTGTTGTGTGGGTAACTGGTCCTAAATTTAGATAATTTTTTATGATTATATTTCGTAAGTTGCGATGGAAAAATTTTCTTTCCACAGGAAATTCTTTTACTGAAATTTCACTTGATCAAAACAACACAACACTTGTGATCGGGTCAAATGGATCAGGCAAATCTACAATGCTTGATGCTTTGTGCTTTGTGCTTTTTGGGAAAGCATTTCGTAACATTAACAAACCGCAATTAATCAATACTATCAACAGTAGAGATTGTATTGTTGAAATTGAATTTGATACAGGTAACAAAAAATATAAACTTATTCGTGGATTAAAACCAAACATCTTTGAAATTTATTGTGATGGTAATCTTGTTCAACAAGACGCTGCCGTTCGTGACTATCAAGAACATCTAGAAAAATTTATACTTAAACTTAACTACAAGTCATTTACACAAATTGTAGTTCTTGGCTCTGCATCGTTTACTCCATTCATGCAATTGTCTGCATCTGATCGCCGTGCAATCATTGAAGACTTGTTGGACATTGAAATCTTTTCTCGCATGAATGTTGTTCTTAAAGAAAAATATTCAATTCTTAAAGATGACTACACAAACACAAAGTATGAATACGATATAAAGAAAGAAAAAATTCAATATCAAATTCAATTCATTGATTCGTTGAAGAAAGACACTGACGCAAAGATTGAAGCACAGAAATTAGAGATTGCAAATTGCGAGATTTCATATGCAAAAAGCAACACAAAATGTAATCTTTTGCATACGGAAATTTCTACACTCCGAGAAAAAGTTGCAGACAAAGATAAAATCAAAAACAAATTAATTAAGTATGACGGCATTCGTACTTCATTGAAAAAGACGTTGACTAAGGTTGAAACTGATTTAGAATTTTATCATGATAACTCTGACTGCCCAACATGCAAGCAAGCCATTGGCGATGAGTTCAAAACACACATTACTGATGAACGCAATAAAAAGAAAAGCGAAGTTGAAACTGCGCTTGATCAGTTAGAAAATGAATACAAAAAACTTCTTGAAAAAACAGTAGAGATCAAAACACTTTTGGTTGAGATTGATGAAAAGAATTCTCTATTGACTACTGAACAGAGCGAAATGCTTGTATGCCAAAGACAGATCACTACTCTCAAAGCAGAAATTGATCGTCTGTCTGGTAAGCATGAAAATGTTGAAGCAGAAGAATCAAAATTGAAAACACTGAATGATGAATTGAAAGAGTTGGAAAAAACAATGAAGTCTATTTCGGAAGAGAAACTTTACTTTGAAACTGCTGGTACATTGCTGAAAGATACTGGTATCAAGACAAAGATCGTGAAGCAATACATTCCAGTCATCAACAAGTTGGTAAACAAGTATTTGGCATCTCTTGACTTTTTTGTGAATTTTACTCTTGACGAATCGTTCAAAGAAAGTATAAAATCTAGACATCGGGATGACTTTACTTACGCATCGTTTTCGGAAGGTGAAAAGCAAAGAATTGATATGGCATTGATGTTGACTTGGCGTGCAGTATCCAAGTTGAAGAATTCTTCCAATACCAATCTACTCATACTTGATGAAATCTTTGACTCATCATTGGATGCAAATGGCACTGAAGAATTGATGAAGATACTAAATATGCTTGAGGGAGCAAATCTGTTTGTCATATCTCACAAAGGTGATGTGCTACAAGATAAGTTTTCTCATGTGATACGTTTTGAGAAAGTGAATAATTTTTCTAGGATAGCAAAATGATTGAAATGAAATTGATATCAGAAACTTCTCCTATTCTTCTACAGAAATGTGAAGAGTTTGACTTCAACAATCCTCCATACAATCCAAAAGAATTTGCAGACAGTCTTTACGAAACAATGGTAAAGAATGATGGGATTGGTCTATCCGCAAATCAAGTTGGACATTCGTATAGAGTTTTTGCAATGAGAAGTGACCCTGCTCTTGTTTTGTTCAATCCAAGAATCGTTGATACTTCTGAAAAAATGATTAGTATGAAAGAAGGTTGTCTGAGTTTTCCTCTATTATTTTTAAACGTAAAGAGACCCGACTATGTTCGTATACGTTTTCAAGATCATACTGGAGAAACAAGAACAGAAATGTTTATTGGTATGACTGCTAGAGTATGTTTACATGAATACGATCATCTTGAAGGTCAAGTCTTTACTTCTAAAGCATCCTCTTTTGAATCTCAAAGAGCATTGAGAAAGAGAATGATATTACAAAGAAAAGTTAGGAGAGCGGCATGAGCAATGAAGATCAAAAAGTAAAGCATTCAAAGAGAATTCAACAAAAGAAAAACTATGTTCGCAAGCAAGTTGGAATTGCAAAAGCGCATCATATGGAAGTAGAAAATCCACATATGTTTGCGAAACATGCCGCAATGGATTGTGGTATTTCTGAATGCCCAATATGCTCTAATCCAAGAAAACTCTACAAAGAAAAAACAATCCAAGAACAACGATTTGAGCAGAAAGAACTTATAGAATGAAAGAAAAATACATCGGCACTTACATGAAAGTTGCTCGTCTATTTGCTGAACACAGTAGCGCAAAAAGAAAGAAAGTTGGTGCGGTCATTGTAAAAGATGATCGCATCATCTCTATTGGGTACAATGGTATGCCAGCAGGTTGGAACAATGATTGTGAGGACTTAGTTGTCTATAGAAAAGAAATAGAACCTGGTATTTTTAATATGGAACACACTCACGAATGGAAAACTAAACCTGAAGTTCTTCATGCAGAATCAAATGCCATTGCTAAACTTGCACGATCTACAGAAAGTGGAGAAGGCGCAACAATGTTTATCACATGCGCTCCATGCATTGAGTGTGCAAAGTTGATCTATCAGTCTGGCATCAAAGAGGTTTTTTATGATGAAGAATATCGTTCAGATGAAGGAGTAAAATTCCTAAATAAATGTAAAGATATGATTGTCTGGAAAAATCCATGATATTTAAATTTATGTTATGGAGTGTTTTATTCTTCATATCATTTTTCATGTTGATGTTGTTCATCGTTATTTTTGGAATACTATTTGGAGTTTTGTTTGGGTGATAGATAAATTAATTGAAAAGTCTATAAAAGAAAAATCAAAAGATGAAGAAGTTGCGGTTCTACTCTCTGGTGGTGTAGATAGCATTTCTGTCGCTTTTGCCGCACATCGTCTTGGAAAAAAAATTACTGGATATACTTTTCATTTAAAGAATCGTCCATCATACGATTCAATGAAAGCAGTAGAGATATGCAAAATTATGGGTTGGAACTATGTTGACACTGAAGTACCAACAGACAATCTCAGACAAGACTTTCTTACATTAATCAATGAAATTAAATGTGTAAAGAAAACTCAGTTTGAATGTTGCTTTCCATTTCTCTATGTTTATCCAAACATGAAAGAGACAGAAGTATTGACTGGACTTGGCGCAGATGGTTACTATGGCGTAAGCAAGAAAGCGTGTATGCATTACAAAACACCAAAATCTAAGTTTGATGAATATCGTAATGATCACTATCTACCACACAATCTTGGTGGTAAGATGTGGCAGACAAGAGTAGCAGAAAAGTTTGGAAAGAAATATCTTACACCTTATGTGCATGATGATATACGAGACTTCTTCTATCAGTTTGATTGGTTTGAAGTCAACAAACCTTTTCAGAAGCATCATGTAGTTAATGCGTTTCCAGAATTTAAAATAATTGGTAAAGTTAACAAGCATACCAATTTACAATTGTGTGCTGGTATTGATGTGGCATTTGAATCTCTCTTTAATGATCCAATCATCAACTTCCGCAATCGTAAAAGAATGATGGACATCTGCCGTGATTGGCAACAAAGTCGCTTGACTTTTGAAGAAGAAACTGTATAATAAACACTATGACAAAATACGATCACTATACTGTTGACGATGTAAAAAAATCATCGGCTAGAAAACTTTTTACTGTAGTCAGCACATTTGCTGGTGGTGGTGGCAGTTCAACTGGCTACCGCATTGCTGGAGGCAAAGTTATTGCAATCAACGAATTCGTTGAAGAAGCAATTAAGACTTACTCTACAAACTTCCCAGATACAAAAATTATTCCAGGCGATATCAAAAAATTGACTGGTAAAGATTTTTTAAAAGTTGCAAATCTAAAGCCAAAAGAACTTGACATACTTGATGGTTCGCCACCATGCTCTGCATTCTCACTTGCTGGTAAGCGTGAAAAGAATTGGAAAGGCGCAACAAAGCATGTAACAGAATCTTACTTTGATTTTGATACAGGAGAAGTCATTGCATCTTTCGAGACAATCGTGAAGAGTGGTGTGAAGTTTTACTCTGATGATCAAGTGGTAGAAGCAATTGAAGACTTGTTTTTAGAATACATTCGTATTGCAAAAGAGATACAACCAAAGATCATCATTGCAGAAAATGTAAAAGGAATCACAATCGGTGAAGCACAAAAGAAACTCATTGAGTTTCAAAATGAATTTGAAAAGATTGAGCCTGGGTATGTAGTCACACATCATGTATTAAATGCGGCAGACTATGGTGTTCCTCAAGCAAGAGAGAGATTGTTTTTTGTATGCATTCGGCAAGATGTTGCAGATGTAGTTGGAATTAATTTTCTCAATGCATCATCAATGACAAAGCCTCCAGCAATTACACCAAATCACATTGGTATCAAAGATGCGATTGATCATGTGCAGAATGACCCAAACGAAGAGCAAGAGTTGCTTGACTTTGTTCAAGGTTCATTTCAGAAAAAGTTTATTGAACTTCTTCCATTCAACCCAAGCAAACACACAAAGCCTTCTGATAAACAGTTTCGTTCACAGAATCCAAAAGGGTCATGCTTCAATATGATTCGCCCAGCGCCACATCTACCATCTCCAACTCTGACACAAGCTGGTCAACAGAAAGGTGTAAGTGGTGTGTTTCACTACGCAAAGAATCGTAAACTAACAATTAAAGAATTAAAAATACTCATGAGTATGCCAGATGATTACATACTGACTGGTACATTTGATCAACAGGCAGAAAGACTTGGTCGTATGGTTGCCCCAAAAATGATGGCAGCACTTGCATCAAATGTTTATCACAAAATTTTGAAACCTTATAAGGAATCTACAAAATGAAATTTACTTTTGCACAAAGAGAAGAAGGATTTGACAATCACATTGAACATTCAATTCGTGGTTACACAAATCTTTGGAATGACATTCTTAAATATTCTGAATACTTTGTTGAAGATGATTCTTCAGTCATTGATGTCGGGTGTTCAACAGGTAAGTTAATGAAAGCAATGATTGAACAAAACACATTTGCACCTCGTGCAAAATACTTTGGTGTAGAGATTGAAGAAGACTTCTTTGCTGGCTTTGATGAAGATGAAAAGAATTATCAAAATCTAAAATACTTTCGTGGTAATGTGCTTGACTTTGATTTTAAGAATGCAACACTGATTACATCAATTTTCACTCTTCAGTTTATTCCAGAACACATGCGCCGTGATGTAGTGAAAAAAATTTACAATGGTCTACGCTATGGTGGTGCGTTTATTTTTGCAGAGAAAACTGTTTCAGAAAACCCACGCATTCAAGAAATTCGCACTTTCACTTACTATGACTACAAGCGAGAGCATTTTACTTCAGATGACATTCTGGACAAAGAGCGTCAGTTGCGTCATATGATGAAGTTGAGTACTCGCCAAGAACTCATGAGCATGTGTGCATGTGCTGGATTTAGTTTTAGTAGAATTGATTCATTCTGGCAGAATCATGGGTTCACAGGATTTATTGCAATTAAATAGGAAATATCATGTT